CAAGACCAAAAACTTCTGAGTATGCTTCACAAAGAAATGGAAGAAATGACGAACTTCATATTGTTGTTGTTGATGATACTGTATCAGTAACTGGTACTGCTGGTAATATTCTTGAAAAATATACCAATGTATCCAAGGCATTTGATGCTAAGATTTCTCCAGCACAAGCAAATTACTATAAGGATCTTATTGCTGCAAATTCACAATACATTTTTCCTGGAGTTGCTCCAATTGGTGGTGCTTCAAAATTCTCAACAGTATCGGGTGTTTCGAGTGCTTCTAATACTACTTGGGGTCTATCAGCACAAGGAAATGCCTTCAATGTTATTGGTGCAATTACTTACAATTTAACTGGTGGTAAAGATTATTCTGGAATCAACAATATTGGTGGTTATTCACTTGGTTTATCAGATGTAATTAGTGGTTATAGAAACTTTACAAATCCAGCAGAATACCAAATCAACTTCTTGATTGGTGGTCCTTCTGGTGGTACTACAATTCAAGAATCACAAGCAAAAGCAAATGAATTAATTGCAATTGCAGATGCCCGTAAGAACTGTATTGCTACAATTTCACCACATAGAGCAGGTGTAGTTGATATAGCAAACTCAGACACTCAAACTGATAATATTGTTAATTTCTTTGATCCATTAACATCATCGTCTTATGCAGTATTTGATACTGGATATAAGTACGTTTTTGATAGATTTAATAATATTTTTAGATATATTTCTTGTAATGCTGATGTTGCTGGAGTAATGGCTAGAACATCAATCAATCAGTATCCTTGGTTCTCACCTGCTGGTGCGAATAGAGGATCAATCAACAACGCAGTTAAACTTGCTTATAATCCTTCACAAGCACAAAGAGATCTTCTTTATCCAAAGAGAATTAATCCAATTATTTTCTCTCCTGGTGCTGGCATCATTCTCTTTGGTGATAAGACTGCACTTTCATATACTTCTGCATTTGATAGAATTAACGTTCGTCGTTTATTCCTCACACTTGAAGCAACGATTGAGAGAGCAGCAAGAGCACAACTCTTTGAATTTAACGACACAATCACTAGAGCAAACTTTGTTAATATCGTAGATCCATATCTCCGTGATGTGAAGTCAAAAAGAGGTATTACTGATTTTGTTGTTGTCTGCGATGAGTCAAACAACACTCCTGATATTATTGATGCAAATCAATTTAAATCTGATATTTACATCAAACCTGCAAGATCAATCAACTTTATTGGATTGACTTTTGTTGCTACTCGCACGGGAGTCAGCTTTGAAGAAATTATCGGTACTGTTTAATTAACGAGGTAAAAAACAATGGCAAATAACGTAACTGGTGGTTCTATTTCACCAAGTTTAAGAACTCTAAATGACTTCAAAAATAGAATGTCTGGAGGTGGATCAAGACCCAATTTCTTTGAATGTGAAATTAATTTCCCAACTGCTGCTTTTAGTGGTGATGGTAATGCAAATACATTATCAGAAAAAACTAGATTTTTAGTTAAAGCAGCAGCATTGCCTGCTTCAACAATTAACGTAATCGATGTTCCCTTTAGAGGAAGAAATTTAAAACTTGCAGGTGATAGAACATTCGATCCTTGGACTATTACAATCATCAATGATGTTGACTTTACGATTAGAAATGCTTTTGAGAGATGGATGAATTATATGAATAAGCATGAAGATAATTCGGGAGAATTGAATCCTGTTAATTATCAAAGAAATATGAAAGTTTATCAACTCGGTAAAGCAGGTGTTGATGTTAATATGACTTCAAATGGTAACATCAATATCCTAAAAACTTATGAATTTTATGGTACATTTCCAACTGCTATTAGTGCGATTGATCTTTCATACGATCAAGCAGATACTATTGAAGAGTTTACTGTAGATCTTCAAGTTCAATGGTGGGATGCTATTAATAGTGCTGGAAATAGCATACTTGGTTCTGGGAATCAAGAAAACTTTGGCCCAGAATCAGTCACTTCAGACTTCTAATAAATAGAAGAATAAGGTCAATTATATTACTATGGCAAAACTGTTTGGTTTTAAGTTTGAAGACAATAGGGAGAAGCAGTCTACAAAGATTGTTTCTCCCATTCCCCGTAATGATGAAGATAAATCAGACTTTTATATTTCAAGTGGATTTTACGGTCAGTATGTAGATATTGAGGGTGTTTATAAAAGTGAGGCAGATTTAATTAGAAGATATCGTGAGATGTCTTTGCATCCAGAATGCGATAGTGCTATCGAGGATGTCGTAAATGAAGCAATTGTATCAGACTTAAATGATTCTCCAGTAGAGATAGACCTTTCAAATCTTCCTGCTTCTGATAAACTAAAAGATATTATCAGAGATGAGTTTAAGTATCTCAAAGAAATTATGGACTTCGATAAGAAGTGTCATGAAATCTTTAGGAATTGGTATGTTGATGGAAGAATATATTATCACAAAGTAATTGATTTTAAAAAACCATCAGACGGAATTAAAGAAGTAAGATATATTGATGCTTTAAAAATTAAATATATAAGAAAATTAAAAAAAGATAGCAAAGATGCTTTTGGGACTGAATATAGAAAAATTATAAATGACAAAAATGAAATTGATTTTGGAAATCAAGAGATTGAAGAATTTTATATTTACGATCCAAATGTTGGGTCATCACAAAATGCTACTTATAGAGTATCCGATATAAACAATATAAAAATCGCAAAGGATGCGATTGTATATGTTACATCTGGTCTTGTAGATAGAAATAAGCAAACAGTTCTTTCATTCCTCCATAAGGCAATCAAGGCACTCAATCAATTGAGAATGATTGAAGATAGTCTTGTAATTTATAGACTATCAAGAGCACCAGAACGTAGAATTTTTTATATTGACGTTGGTAATCTTCCTAAGATTAAAGCAGAACAATATCTGCGTGACGTTATGAACCGTTATAGAAACAAACTTGTATATAATGCAGATACTGGAGAAATCAAAGATGATCGCAAGTATATGGCGATGCTTGAGGATTTCTGGTTACCAAGAAGAGAAGGTGGTAGAGGAACTGAAATCACTACACTTCCTGGTGGACAAAATCTTGGAGAACTTGCTGATATTGAATATTTCCAAAAGAAACTTTATGATTCTTTAGGTGTTCCACCAACAAGACTTGCAGCAGAAGGTGGATTTAATCTTGGTCGTTCTTCAGAAATTTTAAGAGATGAACTGAAATTTACTCGTTTTGTTGGAAGATTGAGGAAGAGATTTTCTCAAATTTTTATTGATTTACTCAAAACTCAATTAATTCTCAAAAATATTGTATCATTAGAAGATTGGGAAACATTATCAGATCATATTCAGTTTGATTTTGTTTATGATAATCATTTTTCTGATTTAAAGAAAAATGAATTGATGAATGATAAATTGGGTGTTGTTGCTGCAATGGACCCATATCTTGGTCGTTACTTCTCTGCAGAATATGTAAGAAGAGTAATTCTCGGTCAAACTGATTCAGAGATAAAAGAAATTGACGCACAAATAAATAAAGAAATTAAAGATGGAACTATTCCAGATCCAGCAGCAATGATGATGAATCCAATGGATGCTACTGGTGCTATGGGTAGTCCACAAGATCCAAATGCACTTGGAACTATGCCCCAAGAACCAGGATTAACAAACAAACAAACAGGTGTTGATTTGGGGTCTTCTGGAGAATTATAAATAATTTTAGTTAAAAAACTATTATAACTATGGATGATTTAATGGATATGATTTTAAATGACGAATCCCCCGCGGAAGTCAGTGATAAGATTAAAGAAATTCTTTTTGCAAAATCAGCAGAAAAAGTCAATGCGGTAAGACCAGAAGTTGCTGCAAGTCTTTTTGGTGATGTTGAGGATTGATAAGTGAGTGACTTTGGAGTAAATTCCAAGGACTTATCTGATTTTTTTACTGCAATAAGTGTAGGCAAACAAAAAAGAAAGAAAGAACTTGATGAGACAGTAGGAGATGCTGTTGATGATTTTTTTTCGACGATAAGTACTGGAAAAAAAGTTATTAAAGAAAAGAAAGAAACTCTGGTTGGAAATTCTTTCGATGAACTTTTTTTGTCTGCTTTAAAAGAAGAGATTACTCCAAAGAAAAAGAAAAAGGTACAAGAACAAAAAACAGTTAAGGCATTTGAGAATTGGTTATATTCCGAAACACCAAAAAAACAAGAAGAAGTAATCGAAGAAGTAATTGAAAATTCTTTGGATGAAGTTCTTGAAGTTTTGGAAGAATATAAAGAAGAACTTGAAGAACCCAAAGAGGAACTGATTGAAAAATCATTAGGTCTTCTTGCTGAACCATCAGATGTTAAAGTTCAGAAAGACCCATTAACTCCACTAGACCAAAAGTTCGCAACACTTGAAGATTTACAGAAACATTACAAAATGTTTCTTTCTCGTATTCAACAACAACTATCCACATTAGGTGGAGGTGGAGAAACACAACTCAAATATCTTGATGATATTGTTGGTATTGCTACAAATCCAAGTGTTTACGACCAAAAATTTCTTCAATATAATCATAGTATAAGAAAGTTTGAGTTTGTTGACCCAAACGATGTTGGTGGTACAACAATTGTAAATATTAGTGGAATTACTAGTTATTATCAAGCATCAAATACTGATGATTACATTGGAGTGAGTGCTGATGTTCCTGTAACAATTACATTACCACAAATTCCTTCTTATGGTAAAAAATTAATTGTAAAAGACGAAGGCAATAAGATATCTACATATAATATAACAGTCCAGGCAGGTGCTGGAACAAGTGTCGAAAATGATAGTTCAGTTATTATGAAAAACAATCATCAAAGTTTTACTTATTTTTACAATGGTTCTAATTGGTTCTTAATCTAATATGTCTTATAATCCCCTTCCACAACCAGCAGATGTAGTTGTTATTAGTGCTGGTTCATCAGTAACAGAAGTTAATAGATTTCCAGTAGGTATTGGTACAACTGGTTCTGTTTCTTTAAATTATTCAAATAAACCAATTACTTTTAATAATCCACTTCCAGTATCTCTTGGTTCTTCGAGTATTACAATTAATGGTAACGTAAATGTAGGTACGACAGTATCTGTTACCAGTTCTCCAGAAAATCCAGTTCATAATCACATCACAGAAGTTGGTTCTAGTGATATTCTCACAACTCCATATCTTCCAGTAGGTATTGGAACTAATAATTTAAATCTTACATATCTTCCAGTTGGTATTTCTTCATTATTGAATACTGTAAGTATAGGAAATACAGTTTCTATATCCAATACTGCTTTTTATGTAACTGGAGTTGGAGGTTCAGTATCTGTTGCTAATACTGGTTTTTATGTTCTAAATCCAGTTACTTCTGTGACTGTTGGTGGAACTGTATCAATAGCAAATACAGTTTCTATATCTAATACTTCTTTCTATATTACAAATCCAGTCACATCAGTAACTGTAGGTGGAACTGTTTCTATTGCGAATACCGTATCAATCTCCAATACATCATTCTACATTACAAATCCAGTCACATCAGTAACCGTAGGAGGAACTGTATCAATTGCTAATACAGTTTCTATATCCAATACAAGTTTTTATGTATTAAATCCAGTTACTTCTGTGACGGTAGGTGGAACTGTATCAATTGCTAATACAGTATCAGTAACAAGTTCTCCACAAAATCCAAATCATATACATCTTACAGAAGTTGGAACATCAGGAATTCTAACAACACCATACCTTCCAGTAGGTATATCAACTTTTAATAATATTATAGTTATCAAACAATCTGAAGGCAGTTTATATTCATTCAACAATCACGCAACAAATACAAATCGTGGTTGGACTATGGATGATACAATGAGACCCGTAATGAGCATTAGAGTGAATAGTTCTGGAACTACTACATCAGACTTGGCAGAAATTACAGAATATGAAATTGGAAATAATAATGCCAATCAAAGTACTATCATCTATGAGTGGTATGAGGGTGATATTAATATTGCTGGAGCAGCAATTCCTGCTTGGAATTCATTAGGAACAAAATTACAATATAGAGTATATCAAGATAAGTATAGTAGTAATGCAGGAAATACCTTCACACAAAATAGTTCTGTTATGAGACATAGTGGAGTTATTATTGGAAAAAATACTTCTGGTGATGAAGGACCATCAACTATGAATGGTGGAGCATCTCCAAATATGCTTACACTTTGTATGAGAAGAGTTGATAATTCAACAAAATTAGATGTTTGGTTTGCTTTTACTTGTAAGGAATTATCGTAAATACTAAATAACTAATATAGTCTAATTATTACAATGTCCATATATAAGATTGTACAAAAAATTACACCATTATCGATGGCTGGTATAGCAGTAACCAGTGGTCCAATTGCTTTGAGATCTGGTTTTTTGAGAATTGTTCCAGAGCAAGATGCTTACGTTGAGGTTGCTCCAACTCCAACGATTAGTACTTCTACAAGTGCTAGCATTTTTGTTAAAGCAGGAACTGAACTTGTATTAAAAGAAACAGCAGTTACTCAAACTATTGTTGGTGTTACTACTGGTACTACTACTGTTGTAACTTTACCAGAAGGTACTTTCTCTGATTTTTCTACTGGTGATATTGTTGAACTTACTGGTGTTGTTCCAGCAGGTATTAATACAACAGCAGCAACCGTTGCGTCAGTAGATGCTACTAATGATGCTGGAACAGGTGGATTTAACAGAGTAATTACTCTTACTTGGAATACTTCAGGTCAAGGTGCTCCAATCACTACTTCCACTGGTGTTTTGAGAAGAGTAACTAAAGTTGCTGCTTATGGGGCAAGTGGAAAACTCCACATCACAGAAATTCAAATCGCAGGTGGTTAATTCAATGAAACTTATCACAGAAGAAATCGAAAAGGTTAAAGTTATTGTTGAAGAATCCAACGGTAAAAAGTCTCTTTTTATTGAAGGTATTTTTCTTCAAGCAAATAAACCAAACAGAAATAAGCGTCTCTATGAAATGAGAACTCTTGAAAGAGAGGTCAAAAGATATAATGAAAATTATATTCAAAAAGGTCGTGCTCTTGGAGAACTCGGTCATCCAGATGGCCCATCTTTAAACCTTGATAGAGTTTCTCATAAAATTGTTTGTTTGGAAAGAGTTGGAGATAATTTTAGAGGAAGAGCAAAAATTCTTTCAACTCCTATGGGTAAGATTGCTTCCTCACTTTTAGGTGAAGGTGTGATGTTGGGAGTTTCTTCTCGTGGTGTAGGTTCATTAATTCCAACTAACGAAGGATATTCTGTAGTTGGTGAAGACTTTATGCTTGCGACTGCTGCTGATATTGTTGCTGACCCTTCTGCTCCTGATGCTTTTGTGAATGGAATTATGGAAGGAAAAGAGTGGTGTTGGGAAGGTGGAATTCTTCGTGAAAGAGCCGCAGAAGCAGCAAAACGAAAAATAAACGCATTAGTAGACCAAAAACGTCTGGACGAACAGAAAGTTGACTTGTTCCAGAACTTTTTATCAAATCTTTAAATTATAAATAAATAAAGATTAAACATACAGGTTAATCGGAGAGATCTAAAATGTCCCGTGGTAAAAACTTACAAGAAATGGAAACAGGCACTAAACAATCTAAAACTGCTGTAAATGCTAATGCAAGGGCAGCAGACCCAATGCAGAAGTTAACCACAGGAATTCCTGATGGTCAAACTGGTAGTTGGGAAGATCTTGGAGGACCAACTCCAGAGAACTACAAACCAGATGATGATTCTGCAAAACTTTCAACTCCTGGTGCAACTCTTAAGCAAGTTAAGAATGTTGTAAACAAGGGAACAAAAGCAGCAGATGCTATGAAGTCACTTTCTAAGGAATCAGTCGAAGAAGATGAGGAACTCATCGATGACGAGATTGAGTACGAAGAAGATGAAGTAGTTTCTGAAGCAAAGAAAAAGTCTTCTAAAGATGATGAAGAAGAAGATGATGAAGAAGGTGAAGATGAAGATAGTGAAGATGATGACGAAGAGGACAAAAAAGAAAAAGCAATGAAAGAGGCATTTGCCCAAATCGAAGAAGAAATCGAAGAGGACGTAAATGCACTTCTTTCTGGTGAAGATCTCTCCGAAGATTTCAGGGTAAAAGCAAAAACAGTTTTTGAAGCTGCTTTAAACGCAAGAACAGAACAAATTGAAGAAGCAATTGTTTATCAATACGAGCAAAGAATTGCCGAAGAAGTAGAAACAATTAGAGAAGAATTGACGGATCGTCTTGATGCATACCTTGAGTATGTGTCAGAAGAATGGTTACAAGAAAATGCTCTCGAAGTAGAGCAAGGACTTAAGACTGAAATGACTGAATCATTCCTTCAAGGAATGAAGGGTCTTTTTGAAGATCATTATGTAACAATCCCTGAAGATAGATATGATGTACTTGAGAGTATGGTAGAAAAACTTGATGAAATGGAGTCCAAACTCAATGAGCAAATCGATAAGAATGTTGCTCTTAATAGAAGATTAGCAGAGTCGGTTACTGAAGTTCTCTTTGCCGAAGTTTCTGAGGGTCTCGCACTTTCTCAGAAGGATAAACTTGCTTCTCTTGCTGAAAATGTTGAGTTTGATAGTGAAGGTAGCTATCGTGAGAAGCTGGTAACATTAAGGGAATCATATTTCCCAAGAAACACTGGTACTCAAAGAGACAACTCGGATTATATCGCAGAAGAAACTGATTATTCTGAACCAGTATCTGGTTCGATGTCGAGATATCTCGATACACTCCAAAGAGTTTCTAAAAAGTGATTTTTAAATTATAACAATCAAACTAAAACTTTTTTACAGAGGTAAAACAAATGCAAATGTTCAACGCAGAACATCTGCAGGAGAAGTGGGCACCACTCCTTGACTATCAGGGACTCGATGGAATCAGAGATTCACATCGTAGAATGGTAACTGCAGTTCTCCTGGAGAATCAAGAAAAATTCCTTCGTGAGGAAAGAGAATTCATCGGCGAAGGATCCTTCGCATCTAGTGGAGCAACTGCTGCTGGCACTGGTTTCGCATCACAATCAACCGCAGGTGGTCCAGTTGCAGGTTTCGACCCTGTTCTGATCTCCCTCATCCGTCGTTCAATGCCTAACTTGGTCGCATATGACCTCGCAGGTGTTCAACCAATGAACGGTCCTACAGGACTTATCTTCGCAATGCGTTCACGTTATACCAGCCAAACTGGTTCTGAAGCATTCTTCGATGAAGTTGATACTCAGTTCTCTGGCAGAAAGGGTAATCAAGCATTCTATAATGTTGATCCAACTGTACAAGCAAACGTAGGTTTCGGTACTACTGCTGCTCAGACTGGTAGCAATCCTGGTCTTCTTAGTGCTGGTGGTTCACAAGATGCTTATAATGCCGGTCAGGGCATGTCAACCTATGATGCAGAAAGACTTGGTGCATCAGGTGCTGAAAACTTCAACGAAATGGCTTTCTCAATCGAGAAAGTTACCGTTACTGCAAAGTCAAGAGCACTCAAGGCTGAGTACTCACTCGAACTAGCACAAGACCTTAAGGCAATTCATGGTTTGAATGCTGAAGCGGAATTAGCAAACATTCTCTCTACAGAGATTCTTGCTGAAATCAACCGTGAAGTTATTCGTACCATTTACAAGACTGCTGAATCTGGTGCTCAGTTCAACGTTGCTAATGCTGGTACTTTTGACCTTGATATTGACTCCAACGGTCGTTGGTCAGTTGAGAAGTTCAAAGGTCTTATCTTCCAAATCGAGCGTGATGCTAACGCAATCGCACAAAGAACTCGTAGAGGAAAGGGCAACATCATCATGTGTTCTTCGGACGTTGCTTCTGCACTTTCGATGGCTGGTCTCCTTGACTACACCCCTGCACTTAATGCAAACCTTAACGTAGATGATACTGGCAATACTTTTGCTGGTATTCTTAACGGTAAGTATAAAGTTTACATCGACCCATATTCGGGTGGTGCTGGCAACCCAGCAACTGGAGCAACTGGTGGTCAATACTACGTTGTCGGTTATAAGGGTTCTTCCCCTTATGATGCTGGTCTCTTCTACTGTCCTTATGTTCCTCTCCAAATGGTTCGTGCCGTTGGCGAGAACACCTTCCAACCAAAAATTGGATTTAAGACCCGTTATGGTCTTGTTGCTAACCCATTTGCTGAAGGTAAGTCATCTGGTGTTGAAACCAACCTTGGTCGCATTCAGACAAACTCAAACCGTTACTACAGAAGAGTACAAATTCAAAACCTTATGTGAGTCTTTTTCACAAGAGTTTTCAGAGACCCGAAAGGGTCTCTTTTTTATGTCTATAAATAAAAATAAAAATGGCTACATCATCGTTATCAAATCAAATTGGAAATAGAAATTACTTATCTCCATTAGGATTTAAGTTTATATTAGCAAAATATCCAAAAATTGATTTCTTTTCTAATTTGGCAGAAATACCTGGAATTAATCTTGGAGTAGCAGTTCAACCAACTTACCTAAAAGATATTCCAATTCCTGGGGATAAGATTACTTATGACGATTTTTCATTAAGATTTCTTGTTGATGAAAATTTAGAAAATTATCTTGAGGTTCATAATTGGATAAGAGCTCTTGGATATCCAGAAAGTGTCGCAGAATATCAAGAATTTATTAATAATGACCCATTTAATCCAGGAGTTCAAAATGCATCTTCTGGTCAATCTGATGGTAGTTTAATTATTTACAATAGCAATTACAATCCAGTAGCAACAGTTAATTTTAAAGGTTTATTTCCAACATCACTTTCTACAATTAATTTTGATGCAACTAATACTGATGTACAATATGTAACTGCAGAAGTAAATTTCAAGTATACTTTATATGATATAAAAACAAATTGAAATTATGAACCTTGATGAAATTCAATTATTATGGGAAAAAGATTCATTTATAGACCAAGATAATCTACACAATGAGTCTATCAAAATACCTGCTCTTCATGCAAAATATTATAAACTTTATAACAACATTATTCTTCTTAGAAAACTAGAAGAAAACAAATATAAGATTTTAAAAAAAGAAAAATGGATGTATTACTCTGGTAAAGCAGAACCAGAAGTATATAAAGAAAAACCATTTGATCATAAGGTTTTAAAACCAGATATAGATAAGTATATGGATGCCGACAAAGATTTAATTAAGTCAGTATCCAAAATAGATTACTACCAAACAATGCTTAGTTATTTGGAAAGTATATTAAAGACAATCTTAAATAGAACTTATCAAATAAAGAATGCTATTGAATATATGAGATTTACAGCAGGATATGGCTAATATTATTATACAAAAAAAGAACGAAATTTATTTAAAAGTCGAAACAGAACCACATATTCATCAAGAGTTATCTGAGTATTTTACTTTTGAAGTTCCTGGGGCAAAGTTTATGCCTCAATATAGGAGCAAATATTGGGATGGAAAAATAAGACTTTACAGTAATCATAATGGTGAAATATATGTTGGTCTTTTGGATAAATTAATATCTTGGGCTAAAAAATGTGAATATACAGTAGAGTTCAAAAATAATAAGTTTTATGGTTCTCCATTTGAAGAGAATGAAATGATTTCTGTTGAAGGTGTGTCTGATTATATGAAGAGTATATCAAGACACGAACCAAGAGATTATCAAGTAAATGCTGTATATGATGCTCTAAGATATAATCGTAAACTTTTAATTTCTCCAACTGCTTCTGGTAAGTCTTTGATGATTTACTCTATTGTTAGATACTTTGTTGAAAAAGAACATAATATTTTATTGATCGTTCCTACTACTTCATTGGTAGAACAGATGTATAAAGACTTTGAGGATTATGGTTGGAATTCTGAAGAGTATTGCCATAAGATTTACTCTGGTAAAGAAAAATCTACAAATAAAAATGTAATTATTACAACTTGGCAATCAATTTATAATCTTCCCAGGTCTTTCTTTGAGAATTTTGATGTGGTGATTGGAGATGAAGCACACCAATTTAAGTCTAAGTCTTTGGTTGGTATAATGACGAAAATGGATAATACAAAGTATCGTTTTGGGTTCACAGGTACTTTGGATGGTTCGCAGACTCATAAGTGGGTTCTGGAGGGTCTGTTCGGTCCCTCATACAAGGTTACGCAAACACAGGAACTTATTGAAAAGGGTTATCTATCAAAATTACAAATTAAAGTTCTTATATTAAAGCATAATGAACATCAATTTGATGAATATGAAGAAGAAATCCAGTATTTAATTACTCATGATAAAAGAAATAAGTTTATTAAAAACTTATCTTTGGATTTAAAAGGAAATACTTTAATTCTTTATAGTCGTGTTGAAACTCACGGACAACCTTTATATGAGATGATAAATAATTCAGCAGCAAAAGATAGAAAAATATTTTTTGTTTACGGTGGTGTGGATGCCGAAGAAAGAGAGAAGGTAAGAGAAATTACCGAAAAAGAAAACGATTCAATTATCGTTGCTTCATATGGAACTTTCAGCACAGGCATTAATATTAAAAATCTCCATAATATTATTTTTGCTAGTCCAAGTAAATCAAGAGTAAGAAATTTACAATCTATCGGTAGAGTTCTCCGAAAAGGAGAAAACAAAAGTAAAGCAGTTCTTTACGATATTGCTGATGATATTACTTACAAATCAAAAAAGAATTATACTTTAAATCATTTAATTGAAAGAATTAAGATTTACAATGAAGAAAAGTTTAATTATGAAATTATACAAATAGACTTTAAGAAATAAATGGAAGACGATTTTTATGCTATCATTAAATTAATATCAGGTGAAGAAATACTTTCCAAAGTTTGTTCTTGTGATGAAGATGATCGGATTATGTTAATTTTAGATAATCCTATTACTATGGAATCTGTAACAATTCGTCAACTTGGAATATCAACTATCAAAGTAAGTCCTTGGTTGAAGTTTGCTGATGATAGTATGTTTATAATGGATATGGAAAAGGTTATAACAATGACTGAAATAAATGATGAAGATTTAATTAAAATGCATCAAAAGTTTGTTAGAGAAAAGAATAAAAAGTCCAATAAAAGTGAGCTCACTTCTAAAATGGGATATTTATCTACTATTGCTGATGCAAGAATAACCTTAGAAAAACTCTATAAATCTATTTAAAGATATAACTTATCTTCAACCCTAACAGAGTGATTATAGACACATTTTTTATAGTTGTCAACTATTGCTATTGTGTGTTATAATAAGGAAAAGTAATTAGTCATGTTAATTTCAAAAATGAATAAGGTAAAGAAAAATCCACATTATGTAAATAATAAAGATTTTCACGATGCTTTGATTAATTATAAAATCAAGGTAAATTCGGCAAAAGAAAAAGGTCTTCCCAATCCAATCATTCCTAATTATATTGGTGATTGTTTTTTGAAAATTGCTACTCACTTATCATATCGTCCGAATTTTGTAAACTATATGTTCCGTGAGGATATGATTTCTGATGGGATTGAGAATTGCGTTCAATATATTAATAATTTTGATGTAGAACGCACAAATCCATTTGCTTATTTTACACAGATTGTTTATTATGCTTTCTTGCGTCGTATTCAGAAAGAAAAAAGACAAATGGAAATCAAAGAAAAAATTATTGAACGCAGTGGATTTGAAGAAGTGTTTACTGCTGATGAAGGATTTAATAGATCGGATTACAATACAATTAAAGACAATATCCAAATCAAATTGAGTCAATGAAAATAGGTTTAATTACTGATACTCATTATAATTTCCGAAAAGCAAATAAAGCATTTCATGATTATTTTGCTAAATTTTATGATGAAATATTTTTTCCAACATTAAAGAAAAATAAAATCAAAACAGTTATTCATTTGGGTGATGCTTTTGATAATCGTAAAGGTATTGATTACTGGGCTCTTGATTGGGCAAAAGAAAATGTTTATGATAGATTTCAAGATTTAGGAATTACTGTTTATAATATTGTAGGAAATCATGATGCTTATTATAAAAACAGTAATGAAATCAATGCGATAGATACACTTCTTAAACAATATTATAATGTAGTTAGAGTTTCAAAACCAAAAGAATATAATATTGAAGGAATGGAAACAGTTCTTCTTCCTTGGATATGTACTGATAATGAAAAAGAAACATTTGACCTTCTTGAAGAAACAGAAGCAAAAGTTATTTTTGGTCATCTTGAATTGAATGGATTTACAGTTTATCCAGGTCAATATCAACAGGAAGGATTGGATAAAAAAGTATTTCAAAAATTTGATAGAGTTTATTCAGGGCATTATCATACTCGTAGTGATGATGGAAAAATCTTTTATATTGGAAATCCATATCAAATGTTTTGGAATGATGTAAATGATAAAAGAGGATTTCATATCTTTGATACGGATGATTATAAATTAGATTACTATCAAAATCCATATACGATGTTTGAGAAAGTTTATTATGAAAATAATAATCCAAAAGATTTTGACGCATCTTATTTGACCGATAAAATGGTTAAAATTGTTGTCCGTCAAAGGGATAATTATAAGATGTTTGATAAGTTTGTTGACTCAATAGTTAAAGTAAATCCATTAGAACTTAAGATTATTGAAAATGTTGATGTCTACGATGAAGATGTAAATTGTGATGAAATCCCTACAGAAGATACATTAAGTATTTTGGATAAATATGTGGAAGAGTCTGAATTTGAATTAGATAAAAACACAATTAAAAAACTCTTAAGGGAATTTTATAGGGAAGCATTGGAAGTAGAATAATGTTTATACTCACCATTTCAGAAAAAGAAGAAGAAGGAGCATATGCAGTATCTGATGAGCATGGTGAGAAGGCATTGTATTTTTTTGAAGAAGAAGATGATGCTGAAAGATATGCTGGTCTTTTAGTGGCGGAAGATTATCCAAAAATGACTGTAATAGAAGTGGATGATGAACTAGGAATAAAAACCTGTGAGATGTATGGATATAATTATGTTATAATTACCCCAAATGAATTTGTGATACCACCAAGAGAATATGATACTATTCAAACGAATCGCATATCGTAATTTTCTTTCTTCTGGAAATCAACCAACAGAAATAAAATTTACAGATACGCAAACTACATTAATTGTTGGTGCTAATGGTTCTGGTAAGAGTACTATGTTGGATGCTCTTTGCTTTGGATTAT